GCCACTCTTACTAGCAATTGCCATATCATCACCAATTACAGCGTAGAACTTTTCAGTTTTACTGTAATTGATAATGGCATGATTAGTTATTGCCATGGCAGCCCATGAGGATAACATCCCCATCGGTTGACCTACAGCATAACGAAGTTGCCCCCCCGGATAGTGGAATTCTCGATCCACTAAAAGGGTCTTCCAGAGTGTACTTAGATTTTCAGGAAGGAGTTCTTCCAGGACTCTCTTCTGTAAATCTACTGGCATTCGATCCGTTGCGGCCCTTAGGTCGTAACAGTTCAATGCATTTGTTCTGGTAAATTTTCTAACTCTCTTAGCAATAAGATTGTGGGAAAAGGTTCCATCACAAGGAAACTTCTTAAGGACTTTCATAAGGAAGTCGTGAATAGGTTTCAGTACAGTCTGGGTCCATATGTCTGGTATGCAAATTACGCGGGTCTTCCCACCCCCTTCTTGAAGGAAGTGGAGTCGTCCTGTCATATTTGTGTACTTTTCATCTGGATTCCTTTCGGAAAGAGATTCTGTTATCAAAGATTCCCACTGGGAATATGCTTCATCATTAAATACTAATGAAGCAATTTTCTTTTGAGTTTCAATGATTCCAGAATCGTTGCAAGCAATTGCATCCAATATACTTGTATATCCAATAGCATTCGACCCTTGGGCCGATGCTTTTGGTGTTACAAATATTGGATTGTGGGCCGATTTTAATTCGAATTTATTGATTTTCCTAGTTTTAAGGAAGTCCTTAAAATGGAGACCAATATCTTCGATTAAATCGACGTATCGACTTGTATGAGTTTTTGGATTCACTTGAGTTATGGTGGAAACATCATAACTGATAGGGGCTTTTAAAGTTTTATATATGTTACAAACTGTTAAAAGTCCTTGTCTGAATCTAAAATCTTTCATAAGCTGAGCCATTGGAATCTTAACACCCTTGATCAGGAAGTTAGGATATCCATTTCTCATCTTCGTCCAGAATATATTCTGGTTGAAGGTTGTACTTTGATCCATACAACTTTGTTGCAGGAACCTCAGTATCTCCTTATGATAGATAATTGTCTGGTTAACACCATGATTACTAATCATGGATTGAATGTTAGTTAGATAATTATCACATATAAGTCGAAGGGTTTGATCTTTGTAAATCGAACGAAAGTTTTGATTATAAATTTCAAGTTCTCTTCTTAGTTTCATAATTTCATCATTATGATCCGAAGGAAGTTCGCTTTCCCACCACGTAAGTGGCGGTGCTGAGAACCCCACCAGAGAGATCAGCTCTGGTGGATACAAGATTAGAG